ACGAGGGGCGACGGCTTAACGGCTGCCGCCCTTTTTTATCGGCAGAAACCGGCAGAAAGCGGCGGCAATTCTACTTAAGCGTATAAATGTAATCTCAAGTAGACCACCGCAGAGGCCTTGCAGCCCTTGTAAACATTGACAAAAACGCAAACGTAACGTATAATACGTACAGAGCGTAAAGGGCGTTTATTGCGTCTTTTCGTCAATATACGTACAGCACATAAAGAAAGCGAGGCGAGGCAATGACAAAGCTAACACCAGAGGCCAGAGCCGCACGCGCAAAGTATATGCGGGAATGGCGCAGAAAGAACCCGGAAAAGCAGCGCGAGTATGAGGCCAAAAAGTGGGAAAACAAGGCGGCAAAAATCAAAGAGGAAAGAGAGGCGGCCAGCAATGAGGCGGCACAGTAAAGCAGCAGCGGTATTGCTTGCGCTTGTAATGGCCGTATTTGCCCTTACAGGCTGCACAAAGCACGAGGCCGACATATCGACCCTTTACAGCAGCAACGCCCTTAAAATCGAACGACAGGGCGCAGAAACGCGCATATATGACCTTGAGGGCGACGCGGTTTACACTTTTACAAGCCACAGGGTAAAGAAAGGCGCAGCAGAGCCGGTACAGGCTGCACAGACGACCGCAGACACCGGCACAGTAACTATACAGACGGTACACGGCCTTATTATCGTAACGGACAAGGCCACCGGCAGCACCTTATACGTAAAGGGGGCGAGATAATGAGCTTGTTAAGCGAGGCAATGACAGATTGCAATATGTACAGACAAGTACGCCGCCCGGACGGATACGGCGGCTATACGACCGTATGGGAAGAGGACACCGCAAGCACCTTTAAGGCTGCAATAACCTTTGATAATTCATTAGAGGCCAGAGTAGCACAGGTACAGGGCGTAAAGAGCCTTTACACCGTCACAACACGCAAAGATAAAGTGCTTATGTATCACGACGTTATAAAGAGGCTTTCAGACGGTAAGATATTGAGAATTACCAGCGACGGCGACGACAAGGCGACACCGGCCAGCGCAAGCCTTAATATGCGGCAAGTGACCGCAGAGGAATACACCTTACCGAATTAAGGGGGGCAGCAATGGCATATTACAGAACGTGCGAGCATTGCGGGGCGAACCTTGACCCCGGCGAAAAGTGCGATTGCACAGAAAATAAACAGGAAAGGGGGCGCGAGCATGGGAAAAGCAGCAGACCGCAAAGACGAGCTTATTATATCGGCACTTATAAGCAACCCGACCGTAAGGGCAGCGGCGGCAGCTTGCGGCGTATCAGAAACGCAGATATACGCACGCTTACGCACACCGGCCTTTAAGGAAAAGTACGACACGGCAAGGCGTGAAATACTGGAACAAAGCACAGCTTATATACAAGGCATAGTAAGCGAGGCAATAAAGAAAATGCGCGACGTTATGAACGACCCGGACGCAAGCCAGCAAGTACAGCTTAACGCAGCAGAGGCCATAACCCGCAACAGCCTTAAACTTACAGAACAGGCCGACATATTAGCGCAGATTGCAGAGCTTAAAAAGGCGGTATTTCCGAATGAATAGCAACGTATACAGGCAGCTTGCAGAGCTGCAAAAGGAAGTACAGCACAGACAGGACGCACAAGGCGTAATTGACGCAATAGACGTAACAAAGCATATTGCGCCGGTATATCTTCCCTTGCATGAGGATATACAGACCGCAGCGCACCAGTATTACAACCTACCGGGCGGCAGAGGCAGCGGCAAGAGTAGCTTTTGCGCCCTTGAGATTGTAAGCGGCATTATGAAAGACCCGACCGGCGAAAGCAGCGCAATAGTATTTCGTAGGACAGCGGCGACCATGAGGGAAAGCGTATTTTCTCAAATAGCATGGGCGGTTGACTTGCTGGACGTAAACAACCTATGGCGCGGCAACGTAAGCCCTATGAGCTGGACATATAAGCCCACAGGGGCGCAGATTGTCTTTAGAGGCCTTGACGACAGCAGCAAGCTAAAGAGTATTAAGCCCCGGCGCGGATATTTCCGCTATATATGGCTTGAGGAATTTTCAGAGCTGCCCGGCGAGAATTTTACACGTTCTGTAATGCAATCAGTACAGCGAGGCGGCAGCCGGTTTACTGTATTCCGCAGCTTTAACCCGCCGATAAATGCGAGTAATTGGGCGAACGTCTTTATACAGAGGCCAGACGACCGGGCAATAACGCTGCACACGTCTTACCTTGACGTACCGGCCGCATGGTTAGGCGACGACTTTATTTTAGAGGCCGAAAGGCTGCAAGAGGTAAACGAGCAAGCATACCGGCACGAGTATTTAGGCGAGGCCACAGGCACAGGCGGCGAGGTATTCCCGGCAATCACGGTACGCACCATTACAGACGACGAAATAAACGAGCTGCAATACATATACGCGGGCGTAGATTTCGGCTTTAGTATCGACCCGGCCGTATTTATGCGCGTGGCCTATGACCGCAAGCACGATACAGTTTACTTGCTGGACGAAATATACAAGCGAGGCATGAGCAATAAGCAGCTTGCAGAGGCCATAAAAGCGAAAGGGTACGAGGATACCGGCCGATATGAAACAAGCCTATTTATGGGATATAGCGAGGTATTCAAAGAGCGGCAAACGATTATATGCGACAGCGCAGAGCCGAAAAGCATAAACGACTTGAGGGGCGAGGGCTTAAAGTGCCTTGCTTGCCAGAAATACCCCGGCAGCGTCTTATACGGCGTTAAATGGCTGCAAAACCGGCGCATAGTGATAGACCCGGCCAGAACACCGAACGCGCACCGGGAATTTATACAGTACGAATATTGCACCACGAAAGACGGCGAGTTTTTAGCAGACGTACCAGACAAAGACAACCACACCATAGACGCGGTACGGTATGCGCTGGACAGGCTTATAAACGTGGGCGGCAGCAAAGGTATATCAGCATAGAAAGGGGGCGACAATATGGCTTATTTACGTATCCATTGCGACGTATGCGGCGGTACGTGGGAAGTGTACGACCGCGACAGGAAAAGCGACAAGGCGAGGCAATGCCCGCATTGCTTTAGCGAGATAGACGCGCAGACGTGGGCGCGGCAGATTGTACCGGCCTTTTGCGCGGTATCAGACGCAAACAGAGAGCTTTTCAAGGATAGCACCGGCTACCATACACCGCTATTTACTTTTGACGTGATAGCAGACCACATATACACAAACCACATGGACAGAGAACGCAACCGCGAGAGCTGCCCGCTTATGGAACGCTTACAGGATTTTGACGACTTTATAAACGGCTAAAGCCTACTTAAGCGTATAAACATAATCTTAATTACAGGCCGTAGAACCGGCCAGAAAGCGAGGTATAACCCTTATGAGAGTACCACCGAAACCAGCACCAGAGCCGGGCGAGTGGCAGCAAGAGCCGGGGGCTTTTGGCAGACGCTACCGCATGGTAGGCGGCGTTAAGGAATACGAGCCAGAAATAAACGGCATACCGCAGAGCGTCTTTTTTGCCAGCCAGAAACGGCAGAGAGAGCTTGACGCAGAGGCCAGAGAGCGAGAGCGGAAAGAGGCCGCAGAACGCGAGGCAAGGCGGCGTAATTGCCCTATATATGACAATACCGGGCTTAATAATACAGATTGCAGCCTTGAGGCTTGCGCCCTTTATATGGACGGCTGCACGCTTGCCAGATTTACACCGGCAAAGGATACAGAGGGCTTACAATGCCCCTTTGACCGATACAAACACAAATGCCGTAAAGATTGCGCCTTGTATAAGGGCGGCTGCACACTTACAGGCATAACCACGAACAAAGAAAGCGAGGATAAATAATCATGGGTAAATTCAATTCATACGGTAAAAAGGTTAATGAGATTGCGGCGGCAGCCTTTGAGGAATACCGCAAGGCAGAGAAAGCATACAAGGCCGCAGAGGAACAGCAGCGCAAGTACCCGCAGCGTCACGGCATGGTAGACGCACAGTACGCAGCAAAGAGCGCACGCGCACAGGCCGACTTTTTAGAGGCTAAAGAGGCCTTTACAGCTGCAAAGAGGGCTTTACAGAGCCACAACAGCGAGATTGCAGCCTTGAGAAAGGAACTTGCCGCAGAGCTTGACGACGCATACGCAGCAGACCCGGCAAAGCTGGACGGCGCGACGCTTGAGCTTTTAAAAAGCGGTATCCTTAAGCCGAACGAGTACGCAAAACTTATGGACGCAGCCACCGGCAGCGGCAACCATACAATGGCGCGTATGATTGCGAAATATGCGGGCGACGCTGCCGCAGAAGTGGGCAAAAAGTACGGCGACAATAGCGAACAGGCACGCACCTTGCGAGCAATCAGCTATACGGCCAACCAGAACAACGGCAACGACACCTTACAGGCTTTTGACCTTATGGCAGAGGTTTACAGCAGAACCAGCAACAACCCGGCCATGATGGACGCATGGGGCGAGCTTACAGACGCAGCAGCAGAGAGCCTTTAATAAAGATTTACAGCGGCGAGGCTGCCAACCTTACCGCAGTAAATAAAAGAGAGGGGCGACCACAGCGGCCGCCCTTTTCTTATGCCCTTATTTGCCCTTGTAAGCGACTTTTGAGGCGTGGGCGAGTATTTATACCCTTACAGGCGCAAACGGCCACAGAGGGGCGCAGAACGTCTTACACGGCCTATAAAGAAAAGCTGCAAAGCACGCCCCGCGCAGATATGCCGCAAAATACGGCTTGTACAGCACTTGACAAATAGACACAACGGCTTTATAATCGTAACTGTAAACGTAAACAGTACAGAGAAAGGGGCGGCAGATATGGCATACAATACAGCTTTAGCGGTACAGAAACCGGCGCAGCCTTATACGGTTATACAGGGCGGGCAGCTACCGGCCTTTAGTACGTCGTTATTTGAGCGTTTCATAGACTATACAGACCGCAAGGAAACGACGGTAAAAGGTTACTTTACTTGCATACGGCAGTTTGTAAAGTGGCTTGAGGCAAACGACATACGGCAGCCAGAGCGCGAGCATATAAAGGCGTACCGCGACTATTTAAGCAGCAGCGGCCTTGCAACCGGCACACAGAGCCAGTATTTAAGGGCGGTAAAGCACTTTTTTAAGTGGACGGCCAGCGAGGGGCTTTACCCGAACGTAGCCGACAATATCCACGGCGCAAAGGTACGGCACGACGTACACAAAAAAGACGCGCTGCAACGTGAGGACGTGGCCAAAATTGCGGAAACAATCGACACGAGCGACGAACAGGGCAAGCGGCTTTATGCAATGTATTTGCTTACGATAGTATGCGGCTTGCGTACAATCGAAATACACCGCGCAGACGTGGGCGACCTTAAGACCGTAGGCGGCACAACGTACCTTTACTTACAGGGCAAAGGACACGACGACAAAGACGCGCCGGTATTGCTTATACCAGAGGTAAACGAGGCCGTACAGGACTACTTAAACAGCCGCAGCGCAGAGGTAAAGGCGAAAAGCCCGCTTTTCACGAGTACCAGCAACCGCAGCAAGGGCGGCCGCATTGCTACCACGACAATAAGCACCATGCTTAAAGGTATGCTTGTAAATGCTGGATACGACAGCGACCGGCTAACAGCCCACAGCTTGAGGCATACCAGCGGTACAGGCGCACACAAGGCCGGTATAGACCTTTACGGCGTACAGCACCTTATGAGGCATTGCGACCCGGCAACGTCGGAAATTTACATACACGACGACGACCACAAGGCCGCAGAGGAAAAAGGGCGCAAGGGCATTTATGATTATTATTTCAACGGCGCAGAGCTTAACCCGGTAATGCCAGAGCTTGAGGCCGAAATAATGACCCTTACCCCGGAACAGCAAAAGGAATTATTAGCGCAGCTTAAGGCGCAGAAAGGGGCGAAATAATGGCAGACTTTGACAAGGCATTTTACACAGTACCAGAGGCAGCAGAGATATTGCGAGTACACGAAAACACCATATACCGGCTTGTACGTGACCGCAAAATAGAGCATTACAAAGTAGGCGCACAGATACGCATTACAGCCGCAGAGCTGGAACGCTTGAAAGTACCGGCCGAAAACACGCCTAATTGAGATTAGACGTATACGCTTAATTAGAGAAAGGGGGCTTGTAAAAGCATGATTATTGCCATAGCAAACCAGAAAGGCGGGCAAGGCAAGACGACGACGGCGCAAGCCATAGCGACCGGCGCAACCGGCAGAACGCTTGCAATAGACCTTGACCCACAGAGCAATTTAACCTTTAGCATGGGCGGTAATGCTGCCGACGTGGGCGCGTATGAGCTTATAACCGGCAAAGAGAAACCGGCAAAGACCATACAGCAGACCCGGCAAGGCGACCTTATAGCAGCCAGCAGCAGCCTTGCCCTTGCAGATACCACCTTTACAGGCAAAGAACGTACAACGGCACTTAAGGCGGCCTTGCTGCCGATTAAGGGGGCTTATAAGCATATTGTTATAGATTGCCCGCCGACGCTTAATACATTGCTTGTAAACGCGCTTACGGCCGCAGACGTGGTAATTATTCCTTTAACGGCCGATATGTACAGCTTACAGGGGCTTTACCAGCTTAAGCAGAGCATAGACGCTGCAAAGAGGATAAATACCGGCCTTGTAATAGGCGGCGTATTGTTCGTAAAGCATAATACCCGCACTATACTTGCCCGCGACCTTACCGACGTTATAACGGACAAATGCCGCGAGCTGGACATACCGATATATAAAACCACGATACGCGAGGGCGTGGCCATACGTGAGGCGCAGACGCAGCGAGAAAGCATTTTTACTTATGCGCCCCGCGCAAAGGTAACAGCAGACTATAAGCAGCTTATTAAGGAAATAGGCCTATAAAAAGAAAGTGAGGATATGAAACAATGGCACGTAAGAGCATGAAAGACGCGGCGGCAGCCGGTACGAGTGTATTTGACCAGATAGCAAGCGGGAACGTACAGAGCGTAAACGGCGTACAAGACGTACAGGACGTACAAGGCGCAATGGACGCGCAGCCCGACAAAATACCGACAGAGCGGCTTAACTTGAGGATACCGGCAGACGTAAAGGCGTATTTAATGGCCGCAGCGTACAGAGAGAGCAGCCCCACAAAGCAAGTATCACTTACAGAGTACCTTGTAAACCTTGTGCGGGCAGATATGGAAAAACACAAGGACGAATAAGGGGGCAGCTTATGAAAAAGGACGACAGCAAACAGCTTACGCCCGCAGATACCGCCTTGCTGCAAGAGTACCTTACAGCCATAGAGGAACTTAACCAGCGGGAACCCGAAAAGCTACCGGCCGAAATATGGGATAAGGTATGGCCAGAGATACAGGCCACCGGGCAAGTACCGGCAGAGTACCGCGACCGTATAGGCGTACACCAGAACGAGGACAAGGCGACCGGCAAGACGCAGCCCGGATATTACGACATAGTATGGGAACGCTGGAACAGCGAGAGGGCGCAGCTTGATAGCAAATACCACGACGCTATTATAAAGGCCTTGCGCGTAGCCCTTACCAGAGGCGCAGAACAGGACGAACAGCAAAGCATACTTGAAATGCTGCAAGAGCTTGTAAAGCAGAACCGCGCAGAGCTGCCCGCCGTAATTGTTCGCAAGCTGGAAAAGATAGATTTTCCGGTAGACAAGGTAAACAAAGATATATGGCGGCTGCTGGACGCGCCCACAGGCGGGCAATTATCAATGGCGCGTTATGACGTATCGAAACGCGGCAGCAAAAAGCCGGTAGACATCTTATACAGCCTTGATTTTACGAAACTTGAAAACGTATCAATCACGCGGAAACTTGAGCCATACGACAAGCGCGTATACCTTGCCATAGCTGCCCTTTATAACGACGGTTACGACGTAATGAGCGTACAGCAGATATATAGCGCAATGGGATACACCGGCCGCATGAGTGCAACCGACATTAAGAAAATCAATACGGCAATATCGAAAATGAACGGCGCACACCTTTACATTGACAATTTAGCAGAGGCAAAGGCTTATAAGTAT